GCTCATAAGCGTGAAGTTGCCGGAAGCAAGCCAATCAAACCAATGGATATTTGGATGGAAACAGTAGCCGATGTAATAGTCGGTGATGCAGACCCAAAAGCCACAAAGCAGGAAGCCTAAACAGATTGTTGGTTGAGTTGGCAATTGCAACTCATATTCCAATGAGTGAATGGGTTGATGCGGATGACATATTAACAGCGATCGAAGTATTGGAGGCGAGAAGTGGCAAATGAAACTATCGCATACAATAAAAACGATCTGCGTGATATTTACAAAGCATTCAAACTTATGGATGAGCAAGCAACAGAGGAAGCAAGAAGTCAATCTGCTGCTCTGGCGTATTTTGCATCAGAGGAAATTAAACAGGCAGCTAGGACTAGAACAAAGGCTGGCAAGGTTGCGGAAAGAATCGCAGATGGCGTTAGCATCTCTAAGTCAAGCAAAATCGGTGAGTTCCGTTATGGCTTCGCAAGACAAAAGTTTTCAGGTGGTGCTACTACGCAGACCCTATGGGGTGGTGCTGAGTTTGGTTCAAATAAGTTCAAACAGTTTCCTACATATTCAGGACGGCAAGGCAGAGGTAGTCGGGGATGGTTTATCTATCCAACCCTTCGCAGAATTCAGCCTGAATTGATTAACAAATGGGAAGCAAGTTTTAATCGCATAATTAAGGAATGGGTCTAATGGCAACCGGTAATCGCACGCTTAAGTTATCAATCCTTGCCGATGTTGATGATCTAAAAAAGAAATTAGGCGAAGCAGATAAAGCCGTTGAAAGTAATTCAAGCAAGATTTCAGAGTTTGGAAAAAAGGCTGCTGCTGCATTTGCGGTCGCTGCTGCTGCTGCCGTTGCTTATGGCACTAAATTAGCCATTGACGGGGTCAAATCAGCGATAGAGGATGAGCAAGCACAGTTGAGGTTGGCTGCTGCATTAAAAACCGCCACAGGGGCTACTGATGACCAGATAAAGGCTACTGAGGCATATATCCTCAAGACTTCACTTGCAACTGGTGTTGCTGACGATCAACTAAGACCAGCATTTCAAAGATTAGCCGTATCCACAAAAGATGTTAATGAAGCACAAAGATTATTAAACCTCTCTTTAGATATTGCTAAAGGTCGAGGACTTGAACTTGAAACAGTTGCTAATGCTTTGGGTCGGGCGCAAGATGGTAATACCACAGCTCTTGGAAGATTAGGTCTTGGATTATCTAAGAGCGAACTTGCAACACTTTCATTTACTGAAGTTCAACAAAAACTTTCAAATCTTTATGGTGGATCAGCTAGTGCAAACGCTGAAACATTCCAAGGCAAGATTGATCGATTAAAAGTAGGATTTGATGAAGCAAAAGAAAGTCTTGGAGTTGCTTTATTACCACAGGTTGAGCGATTTATTGGATTCTTAAATAACACAGGTATCCCAACTCTCAATGCATTTATTGCAGGATTAACTGGGGATCAGGGTTTAAGTGCAGGATTACAGGAGAGCCAAAGAAGTGCTGAAAGTCTAGGCAAAGGAATTTCTGCTGTGGCTGGCATCATTCAAGGATTTATTACATTTCTTAGAGAAGCAATTGGATTAATTATTAGCCTTGCCAATGAAAGTATTAGGGTTATAAATTTGATTAAGCCCGGAGCAGATATTGGATCAATAAGCAACATTGCACCATCGGCACAAATTAGAGGTGTTCCACAAAGCGCAGCAGGAACTCCATTTGGTCAAGCCGGTGGCAATACTTACAATATCTCAGTTCAATCAATTGATAGCGAAGGTGCTGCAAGAGCCGTTGCAAAAGTCTTAAATCAAAGCGCATCAAGATCAGTTCCACAGCTGTATAACTCAGGCATTAAGGGCGACTGATGACAGTCTGGACACCAGATTGGAAACTTACTGTTGCAGGTGTTGATTACACAGATTTAACAATCAGCGACATAATTCATCAAGCAGGTCGAGATGATATCTACTCCCAACCAAACCCATCTTATTTGCAATGCACGATTGTGGCTTTAGCAGGACAAACAATTGATTTTGATATAAACAACAGTTTAAGCCTTCAAGTTAAAAACAGTTCAGGAACTTATGTAAATCTATTTGGTGGAGATATAACTGACATAACTGTTGAAGTTGGTGCAACAGGATCGATCGCAAATGTCATTCAATACACGATTCTTGCGATGGGATCAATTGTCAAACTGGCAAAAGAGATTTGGGATGGCAACATTCCGCAAGATGAGGATGGCGATCAGATTTATGAAATTCTATCTAGCGTATTGCTTGGGGCTTGGGATGCTGTGCCAGCAGCTTCTACTTGGGCAACTTATGACCCAACAGAAATTTGGGCAAACGCTGTCAATATAGGACTTGGCGAAGTTGATCGTCCGGGGCTTTACACAATGCAACATCAGCCAGATACAGTTGATACGATCTATAACATTGTTTCAGATATTGCCAACAGCGCATTTGGATACATTTATGAGGATAATGCAGGAAATATTGGTTATGCCGATGCAGACCACAGGCAGACTTACTTAATAGCCAATGGTTATGTCGATTTATCTGCAAGTCATGCCATTGGTTCAGGATTGCGGACAACTACAAAAGCAGCGGATGTTAGAAACGACATTTACATCAATTATGGCAACAATTACGGATCACAAAAGACTGCTACATCGGCGGCATCAATTGCGCTATATGGATATAAAGCCGAAACTATTAACTCAAGAATTCATTCAGCCGTAGATGCTCAAGAGGTTGCTGATAGATACATTAGCCTTCGAGCCTTTCCACAAGCAATTTTTGACAGCATAACTTTCCCAATCACAAATCCAGAGATTGATAATTCTGATCGAGATAATCTTTTGAACATATTCATGGGCTTACCTTTGAACATTAGAGATCTGCCAGCACAAATAAGCAATGGCGAATTTTCTGGTTATGTTGAGGGATGGCGTTGGAGCACTCGGTTTAATGAATTATTTCTGACCATTAACCTTTCGCCGGTCAGCTTTAGCCAAGTGGCTATGAGATGGAATTCTGTGCCAATCGGCGAGGCTTGGAATACTTTAAGCCCAACTTTAACTTGGGAATACGCTACAATCGTAGCCTGATAATAGGAGAAAAATGGCAACTACTACAAACTATGGCTGGACAACGCCGGACGATACAGCGTTGGTTAAGGATGGCGCAGCTGCAATCCGCACGCTTGGTTCATCCGTTGATACAACAACTAAAGCCTTAAACCCATCAACAACACTTGGCGATATTGAATATCGTTCAAGCACAGCCAATACAAATACAAGATTGGCAATTGGAACTAACAATCAAACCTTGACTATTGTTTCAGGTGTGCCAGCATGGACAGATGGCGTTAATCTTAACATTCAATCTAAGACAGACAATTACACAGTTGCTTTGACTGATGCGCATGAATTATTTACGATGAACGCTGCGACTGCTAAAACATTTTCAATCCCAACCGATGCGACTGCTGATTTTCCAATTGGAACTCAAATTCATTTTGTCTGGATTACGGGTGCAGGTCAGCCAACAATAAGTGCGACAACCTCGGGAACGACAACAATTATTTCAACCGGTGCAACTTCAACTGCTCCTAAATTACGAGTAGTAAATTCAGCTGCAACTGCTATCAAATTAGCAGCAAATAATTGGTTAGTGGTAGGCGATATTTCCTAATGCCGATTTTGGGAATTATGGCTTCATCAAAGCTGGGAGCACCGACTTCACCAGTAGCAGGTTATACAGCGTGGTTTGATGCTGCCGATACTGCCACAATAACTGTTTCAGGAAGTGCCGTTTCCCAATGGAATGATAAATCAGCAAACGCATATAACTTAACTCAGGGAACTGCGGCTAACAGACCATTATCAGGCACTAGAACAATTAACTCAAAAAATGTTATAGATTTTGATGGAACAAATGATTTTCTTATTGCCTCAACAGCATCAAACTGGACATTTTTAAACAATAGCACAGGTTCATCAAGTTTTATTGTGCTTTTTAGTGATACAACTTCAAATACTGGATTTATCGCTTCAACCGCAGGTGGTTCATCTGGGAATATAGGACTAGATTGGATTAGAAATGGTTCAGATGATTTAGTTAGAGTTTTTGTTAGAAATAGTGGCCTTGGTGGTGCAGTAGGTTCTTTAGATCAAGGTTTATTAACAGACAATACCGCCGTTTATTACACAATGTTATTAACGCCAAACAATGGTACTACTGCCGACAGAGCAATTAGCAGGGTTAATGGTGGTGCAGAAATAAAAAATAATAGTGTCTCAAATTCACCAAACAATGGAACTCCTACACAAGCATTGGTTTTAGGTGCTGCCGATAATGCTGGTTCAGCAGCATTCGATGGCACAATTGGAGAAGTTATATTTTACAACTCGGTTTTAAGTGCGACGGATAGAGCATTAAACGAATCTTATTTGAAAAACAAGTGGGGTTTATAATGTGGTATGAATGGGATACTAAAGCCAATTTTGATCTATGGCACAATGCTTTATGCGATGAATTAGGTTTTCCTATTATCGGCACAAATCAGGCGACTGGTGAATTAGATGCAGATGCTCAACAAACTGTTGCATACACTAAAGCATTTAAAGTCAATAACAAATGGATTGCTATGGTTGAGGATGAATATGCGGATGGTTTAATTGCAACCGATTTGAGATTACAAATTGAAGCCTTATCTATCTAAGGCAGCTGTTCAATTACGAGAGCAAATTGATGATTGCTTTCCTGATAGATCTAGAAAATCAGATGGTTGGATCGCTTCAGCACAGCATCAAATGAGATCAAAGGTTTCGGATCATAACCCACTAAAAACGGGTGAAGTTTGTGCTATCGATATTACAGCGGATCTTGGTGCAACTGAAGGCATATCTGCTTACCTTGCCGATCAAATACGCATTGCTGGCAAAACAGATAAGCGGATTAAATATGTTATTCACAATCATCATATTGCCAGCAAACTATTGAATTGGCGTTGGCGTAAATACAAGGGTGCCTCACCACACACCGCTCATGTCCATATTTCATTTCATCCAAAACAAACAGGAGAGTTCTTTAACATCCCACTACTAGGAGGCAACGCATGAAACTATCTAACAAACACAAGGCTGCAATTAAGTCATATTTAAGAGCTGTGGCTGCTTCCGGCATAACTGTCCTTTTGGCAATTGTTGCTGATATTCGACCTGAGTTTGCAATCTTGGCTGGTGCGTTAGTTGCACCTATCGCAAAAGCATTAGATCCAAAGTCCGGCAAAGAGGCTGATTATGGAATCAATGCAAAATGACCGCAAACGAAATAATTGGTATAGCCGTTGGCGTATGCGCCATATCTACAAGTTTGTTAGTGGGAGTTCGCTTTCTTATTAAGTCTTACTTGAATGAGTTGAAACCAAACGGAGGCTCATCAATTAAAGATCAGATTAATCGACTTGAACAGCGTGTCGATGATCTATTTGCTTTAATGTCTAAGCGATAATTTTATTTATGGCGAACACTCGAAAACCTATCAAACGCAAAAAGATCAATCGTCGTGTCGTTCGCCAATCTCCTGAACCATTAACAAAGATCGATCAACATTACACCGCATTGCATGAATGTTATAAAGCAGCTCGTAAAGCAGGATTTACTCCAGAGCACGCATTCTGGCTAATGACAGAGCATAAGACTTTCCCTGATTGGATCGTAGGCGATGGCGGGATTATTCCTTCCATAGATCCAACTGACGATGAGGATGACGATTAAGCGATACTTAGTAATAAGTGATTTGCAAATTCCCTACCATCATGAAACAGCCGTCAAGAATGTTATTAAGTTGGCAAAGCGTGAAAGATTTGACAGCGTTCTATGCGTTGGCGATGAGATCGACTTTCAAACCATTAGCCGTTGGGCTGAAAAAACACCTTTGGCTTATCAACAAACTTTGGACGATGACCGCACAGCTACTCAAGAAATCCTTTGGGCTCTCACAGAGCACAGCCGAGAGGCTCATATTATCCGCAGTAATCATACTGATCGCCTGTATAACACTTTATTAAAAGTTCCGGGAATGATCTCACTTCCCGAATTGCAGTATGCAAAATTTATGGATTTTGAATCTATGGGGATTACATTCCACAAAACATTTTTTGAATTTGAAAAGGGCTGGATCTTGGCTCATGGCGATGAAGGCAACATGAATCCCAACGCAGGACAGACTGCCCTTAATCTAGCCAAGAAGGCTGGTAAGAGCGTGGTTTGTGGTCATACCCATAGACTAGGTATGTCAGCCTACTCAGAGGGGCTCTACGGGGCTTACAGACCCCTTTATGGGGTTGAAACAGGCAACCTTATGAACAGAGCAAAAGCATCTTACACAAAGGGCTTGGCTAACTGGCAAATGGGCATAGTTATCATGGACTGGGATGGCAAGAATATGAATGTGCAGATGATCCCAATTAACAAAGATGGCAGTTTTACAGCTCTTGGAAAGTCTTATGGGGCGTGAAACCGATTATCACGAACGCACGATTGATGACCATATCGATGATCTTGAGGATATTAGCGTTATCTAATCGTTATAAAACACGCCGAAAGTAATTAACCGCCTGTCCTTGATCTAGGTCATACTTTATGCATCCACAAGAGCTGTGGATATGTAAGGGAGCAACATGACCGCAAAAGATGACATGCTACAACTAGCCTGGATATTTATGGGCTTGGGTATAGGCGCATGGATTATTCATGAAATTAAAGAAACTGCATTCCAGAATGGTTATTGGAAAGGCAGGGCTGATGGGTGGACTTCGCACCGCAGACTTGTAAATACCAAAACTAAGTCTGATGAGGTTTTTGACTATGACAAGCAGAACTGAGTTTTTGGATGAGATCGCAACAATCCTCTCAGCTAGAGGATCGGTTTACGGAAGCAGTCAAAGCAATCACGAGCGAATCTCAGAATTGTGGTCTGCTTACTATGGAGATTACATATCGCCGATGCAGGTCAGCATCATGCAGCTGCTCGTTAAGGTCAGCAGACTTGCCGAAACTGCAAATCACCAAGATAGTGTTAAAGACATCATTGGTTATGCAGTCATCTACAAAGAATTGCACGACCATTACGACCAAGAGTTTGGAGTAGCTGATGGCATTTAATCTCGAGGATTATGAGGATGTGGCTACTCTTAACAAATGGTTTATTAGCAATTTCCCGTCCGGTAGATCTGATATTTCAGTTATCAGTCATGATGCTGAAAAGGGTTATATCTTGGTTCAAGCAACTCTTTGGCGAGATAGTAAAGATGAGCAACCTTGTGTTTCCAACATAGCCTTTGGCGCAAGAGATACCTACATCCAAAATATGAAGAAATTTTATGTTGAGGATACAGCTACAAGTTCACTAGGTAGAGCAATCATTCTGCTTAAAGGATCTGATAAGACTGCAACTAAGGATGACATGAAAAAGGTTGAATCCAATCCATCATTCAAAGATAAATTGGAAAGTCGCCAAAACATGTATGGCAAGGCGGGATCTAAGTCAGCACAAATTGAAACAATCCTAAGAGATAGTTTTGAAGCTGATAAACCTAAAGAGCCGGTTGCTTGGTCTGTTGGTGATGTAGTGGCTGAAATCGGTGCATCAATACCAAATGAGCCACCTGCGTGCCAGCATGGGCATATTCTCAAAGAAGGAATATCTAAAGGAGGCAAACCATATTATGGATATGTTTGCAAAGCAAAAGCATGTGAACCGAAATGGGCAAAACTTACAGCCAACGGAAAATGGTATTTTGAAGGAGGTGAATAAATGGGTGAATTACAAATCATTGACGGCTCTGGTCTAACTGCAACTTTTACAGATGATGGAGTTAAGGTAGAGCCATCAACAACATATTGCGACTTATGCAACGATGACAGATTACTTCATGAGGGCGATCTGCTTCGATGCTTTAACTGCCACGCAATCAATCGAATTCCGTATCATGCCTAATTACGAATTTGAATGTGATCGAGAGGGATTGAGTATTGTATTGCAACTGCCAATGGAGCACGAAATTCCTCTTTGTCAAGGATGTGGCTTTGAATTAAGTCGTGTCTATACAGCTGTGCCAGCAATCTTTAAGGGAACTGGATGGGCTGGTAAAGGTGGTTAAATTCAAATGTAATGGCTGCTCTGGCAACACCGAATTCATTTGGCTAGATGGTTATTCAACAGCTCATGGATTTCGGGTATATCAATGCCTTAGATGCAATTGCATTGGAACGAAGAATCTAGCAGAAGCAACTGACACTCAAGAGCCTGTTATTCGATGCACTAAATGCGGGTCTTGGATGTTCGTAGATCAGGAGTGCCATACATGTGCGCTAATCATGACGAAATGACACACACCATCAATTGGGCTTATCAAAACAAGCTGCGTGCTCAATGGCTGTTAGATAATCCAGATGCACAATACATAGGATGGATGTCGATATGAATACCGGTCAATGTGAAGGATGCAAGAATTTAACTCTATTAATTGATGAGGTCGTATGTGCAACATGCGATGAAACTTACGCTGACACGCCGTCAGATTTGGAGTGATGTGATACCCTTAAACGCAAATTCGCTTTCAGAGCGAAAGGGCGATCTGCGAAGCAGAAAGATCGCAAGGTTTGGTTTGGTGATACCTCTGTTCATAGCCTTAAACATAGGCTTATTAAAAGATTATTCCGTTGCTTCATTAGATAGAACTAATCATTACAGACAATGGGCTTTCTTACAGCTTAACAACCTAGATCAATTTTATTGTTTAGATGAATTGAATTACAAAGAATCTAGATGGAATCCAAAGGCTAAGAATGGTAGTCATTATGGTATTCCACAAGGTAGAAGCAAATGGTTAGCAACAGTTGATGGATACAAACAGATTGATTGGCAATTGAAATACATAAAGAAGCGATACGATAATCCTTGCAATGCTTTAGAGCATCATAAGATTAAGGGATGGTATTGAGTAAGTCAGCTTTAAGATCTACAGGATCAACAAGACATTGGCGATCTATTCGCAGTAGGGTCTTGAGGCGAGATCAATTCATTTGCCAATACTGTAATCAAGAGGCTACAACTGTAGATCATGTTATACCTAGAAGGCTTGGTGGTCTGGACAGCGATGACAACCTTGTCGCTTCATGTTCAAAGTGCAATTTATCTAAGGGCGGGCGGTTTTTTGTGAGCAAGAGGACACCACCGACCCCCCGTTCCTTTTCTAACCCACAAAACACCTCGATCGCTCACGATCAGACTGAATCGCTTTGATTAATTTACAAACGGGAGAGATCCTAAGTGATCCGACCTATTCAGGATTAGGAGGTGTGCAAACACCCCGTATTCACTCAAAACTGACTGATTTACCTTCAAAGGGTCAAGATATTATTGATCTTGCAGCTGAACTGTCGATCAACCTTATGGAATGGCAACGCTTCGTCTGCATTCATGGGCATAAGGTGCGTGAGGATGGTCGTTGGGCGCATTCTGAACTTGGTTTGATTATGGCACGACAACAAGGCAAGAGCACTTTGATGATGCTTCGAATTTTGACAGGAATGTTTGTGTGGGGGGAAGGATTACAACTTGCATCAGCTCACAGACTTACAACCTCACTTGAAACATTTAGACAGATTGTGGCTTTAATTGAAACGCATCCAAGATTGGAAAAGGAAGTAAAGAAAATCCGATGGCAACATGGTGCTGAGGAAATTGAATTATTTGGCAATAGGCGGTTTGTTGTAAAGGCTGCTAACAATGCAGCTAGAGGTTTATCAAAGCCTGAAACAATCCATCTTGATGAGTTGCGTGAATATAAAGATGAGGATGCTTGGTCATCAATGCGATATTCCATGATGGCTGCTAAAAATCCGCAAGTATGGGTTTATTCATCAGCAGGAGATCAGCATTCCGTAATTCTAAACAAATTGCGTGAGAGGGCGTTGGCATCAGCTACAACCAACGATCCGATAGGTTGGTTTGAGTGGAGTGCAGAACCCGATGCTCCGATCTTGCTTCCGTCAGGCGAGATTAATTGGAGTGCATTTGCTCAAGCCAATCCATCATTGGGAATTACAATTCACCCGGATAACTTAAAAGCGGTTATTAATGATCCGCCGGATATTGTCCGAACCGAAGTTTTGGCTCAATGGGTAGATACAATTAATTCAGCGATTGATGCACAAAAATGGGCATTGTGTCAGACTGATCCGATACCTTTAGATCCTGAGAAAGAAACTTGGTTTGGACTCGATTTATCACCAGATAGAAAATTTGGGGCATTAACTGCGACACAAAAACTTTCTGGCGAAAGATTTAATTTAGTTTTACTACATACTTGGTCAAATGATTATTCAATCAATGATTTAGCGGTCGCAAACGATATTGCACCTTATGTGAGAAAATATAATGTTCAGACTGTCGCTTATTCCAAGAGGACTGCACAAGCTGTCGCAAGTCGGCTAGTTCCTGCTGGAATTCCCATTACAGATATGGATGGGGCGATATATGCTGAAAGTTGTGATCGGTGGTTGGGCGCAATCAATTCCCATCGATTACAGCATGGAGGTCAAGACGAACTGACCCAACAAACACTTTCCGCTGCGAAACTGCCCTATGGGGATGGGTCATGGATCATCGGAAGGCGTGCAAGTCGAGTGGCAGTTTGTGCAGCTGTCGCTTCGGCTTTAGCAACATATTTTGCGACACAACAAGAAACGGAAATTGATATTCAAGTCGGATAAATTGCATTTATGGTATATTATGTGCTAATGGGATTATTCGACCGATTTATCACAAATACCGCAATTACACCAACAGTAGATGTTGCAGCCGCTAACACTCCTTACAATTTGCAATCAGCAGTTGGCGGATTATTTTATGGCGCACAAACAGCGACAAGAGAACAAGCAATGTCTGTGCCATCTGTTGCAAGAGCAAGAAACATTATCTGCTCAACAATTGGTTCGCTACCTTTAGAAACTTATAATCATTTTACAAAAGAACATTTAGATCCAAACAGAGTAATTATGCAACCAGATCCAAGAATTGCTGGATCTGCAATTTACGCATGGTTGGCGGAAGATTTACTTTTCCACGGAATCGGATATGGAATCGTTTTGGACAGCTATGCTGCATCCGATAACAGTCGAGTTCGTGCATGGACAAGAGTTGCGCCAGATCGAGTTTCTTACAACTTAAATGCAAATCAAACAGAAATTACTTCATACATGGTTGATGGCATGCATGTTCCATCATCAGGTATTGGATCTTTAATTGTATTTAGCGGATTAGATGAAGGTGTATTAAATCGAGCGGGTCGCACAATAAGAGCTGCACAAGAATTAGAAAAGGCTGCGGAATTATACGCTAAAGAGCCAGTTCCTACAATGGTGTTAAAATCAAATGGCACAAACCTTACTCCAGAGCGAATTACAAAACTTTTGGAATCATGGAAGGTTGCTAGAAACACAAGAGCAACTGCATTCTTAAATGCTGATGTTGAATTGAACGCTCTTGGCTTTGATCCACAAAAATTGCAATTAAACGAAGCACGCCAATATCTAGCAACTGAAATTGCAAGAGCAGTTGGTATTCCGGCATCATTCTTGTCTGCTGAAACTACTAGCATGACATACAGCACGACAGTCATGGAAAGAAAAGCCCTTATTGACTTCAGTTTAAGAAATATCATAACCCCAATTGAGCAAAGATTATCTGCTGCTGATTTTGTTCCAAATGGTGTTGAGGTTCGATTTGACATTGATGATTTCTTGAGAGGTTCAGCATTAGAGCGTGCTCAAGTTTATGAAATCCTAAACCGCATTGGCGCAATGAGCGTTGAGCAAATCCAAGAAGAGGAGGATTTAATCCGATGAAGATTAATTTCCCAATTACCATAACCGCTGCTGACACAAATAAGCGAACCATTTCTGGAACGATTGTCAGTTGGAATGAGGCTGGAAATACTTCAGCCGGCAAAACAATTTTCAGCAAGGACAGCATTGATTTTTCTAAGCCCGTCAAACTTCTACTTGAGCATGATAAAACTAGACCTTTAGGCAAACTGATTGATATAACTGCAAATGATTCTGGCTTAGAAGGCACATTCAAACTTGCAAAGACTTTTGCAGCTGATGATGCTCTTGAGGAAGCAGCCACAGGATTAAGAGATGGATTTTCTGTCGGCGTAATGGTTGATGCATGGGATAACAAAGATGGCGCAATGGTTATCTCAAAGAGTTCATTACAAGAAGTCAGTTTGGTGTCTGATCCGGCTATTGCCTCAGCGAAAGTTGAATCCGTAGTTGCAACAAATACACCAGAGAATTCCGAAGCAACCGCTGAGGATCAAACAACACAGGAGGACAAAGTGTCTGATATTACTTCAGATGCTCCTATCGCAACCGAAGCGGTAGAAGCTGCAAAGTCTGAGCCTGTGGTCGTAGTGGCAGCTCAGTCTGTTGCCTATACAAAGCCACGCTCACCAATCAATTCAAAAGCAACTTATTTGGAGCACTCAGTTCGTGCTGCATTAGGTTCAGAGGAAAGCCGTCAATATGTAATGGCTGCTGACACAACCGGCACAGTTGCTGGCTTAATTCCAACACCACAATCAACAGAGATCATCAATGGTCTATCAAATGCTGATCGTGGATTAATCGATGCTCTATCTCGTGGCACACTTCCTGCTGCTGGTATGACATTCGAAATTCCTAAAATTACAGCTGTGCCAACGACTACCCTAGAGGCAGAGGCAGCAGCAATCGACACAACCGATATGACTTCATCATTCGTTTCTGTTGATGTTAAGAAATTTGCTGGCGGACAAACATTCTCAGTTGAACTTCTAGATCGTTCATCTCCAGCATTCTTTGATGAATTAGTTCGTCAAATGGAATTTGCTTATGCAAAGACCACAGATTCATATGTTGCAGGAGTTTTAGGATCATCTTGCTCACTTTTGACAGCAACAGCAGATAACACAGCTGCTGGACTTCTAGCATATGTATCAGGTGCTGCTGCATCTGTTTATTCTGGCTCACTTGGATTTGCTCGCAACTTAATTGTTAATAGCACTCAATGGGGCAACATCATGGGCTACAACGACAGCGGTCGCCCAATCTACAACGCATCACAACCACAAAACGCAGGTGGCAATGTAGTTCCTACATCACTTCGTGGAAATGTTGCTGGCTTGGATCTTTATGTTTCTCGCTCACTTGATGGCTACACAACTGGAGATCAGTCAATGATCGTTGTAAATCCAGATGCTTTTACATGGTATGAGAGCCCACGCTTGACACTTCGTTCCGACATTACAGCAACCGGTCAAGTATCTGTTGCCTATTACGGCTACGGCGCACTAGCAGTAAAACTTGCTGGTGGCGGAGTTTGGTTCAACAAGAACTAAGCAATTTAACTGAGTGCCTAGAGTTGCTCCCGATTCTAGGCATCCATTAAGGGAGTAAGGAGATGACATGCCAACCATAATTACAGCCTCACAGCTGAGAAGTGTGCTTGGCGTGTCGTCTGCTTTATATGATGATACTTATTTGAACCAAATTATCGACACAGCAGAATTAGTTATTCTGCCAATGCTTACAACATTCAAAAGTCCAATTCAAGCGACTTCATTGTCAGACAATGTTGCTACATTTACAACACTAGGAATTCATGAATTTACCGAAGGACAATCAGTTGTCATCACAGGATGCGGAACACCTTACAACGGAACAAGAGTTGTGTTGGCAGATAATCTTGGACAATATACCTTTTCGCAATCGATCACTAATGCCGACATACTCGAGGCTAATGTCATCCCATCCGGAGTTGCTGCCCTTTCTGGCGGATCAACTTATGTTGGAAATGCAGCTGTTCAATCAGCCGTCTATACAGTTTCAGTCGAAGTATTCCAAGCCAGACTTGCCGGCGGAGGACAAATCGAAGGAGTAGATTTTACTGCAACTCCGTTCAGGATGGGGAGATCGCTTTACAATAAATGCGTAGGACTCTTAGGTTCTTACATAGATCCCGAAGGCATGTGTCAATAAATGCCTAACCAAACAATTCTTGAGCAAGTTCGCACACCTTTAGCAACTGCGCTTTCAAGCGTTGCAGGAAATATCTATGGATTTGTGCCTGAAACAGTAATTCCTCCAGCTGTGGTTGTTGTTCCCGATTCACCATATTTGGAATTTGAAACGATAAGCAAAACGAACATTCGGGCTAAAATTAACATGACCATTACAGTTGCAGTTGCATACAATAGCAATCCTGCATCTCTTGACAATATTGAGCAATTGATCGTTAGCGTTCTGGCAGTAATTCCAGTTGGATACATTGTCAGTTCGGTTGAAAGACCGACAGTTTCGCAAGTTGGTGCAAGCACGCTGCTTATCGCAGATGTTCGAGTATCTACCTACTACACACAAACAATATAAGGAGAAATCATGGCAACAGTCGTAATTACCGGTCGTGATGTTGGTTTATCTTTCACAGGTGGAACAGATATTCAAGCACAAGCGACTAACGCAGTATTAACAAAAGTTAATGAGCGTCAGGTATATCAGACCCTTGAGGGCGAGGCATACAAGACAACAAACATTTCAGGAACATTCCAATTGGATATGTTGGCTGATTGGGGCAAAGCAAACTCAGTTTGTGAGGCTCTATGGGCTGCTGCTGAAACTGCACCAGATACAGACATCAGTATGACACTTACAGCTGCATCAGGAGCGCAATTTGTGTTCCCAGTAAAGCCAGAGTTTCCAACTGCTGGTGGATCAGGAATTGATGCACAAACTGTTTCCTTTACTTTCACAGTATCAAAGGGCGCAGTAGTAGAAACCTTTAGTTAAAAACTAGCAACGGGAGCAAAATGAAACTACCAATAACAATTGAATACAGCTCAGGCGAGCAAGCAACTTATATTGCCCAACCGCCTGAGTGGGCGAAATGGGAAAAGCAGACAGGAAATGTCATTGGACAAGCATCCGAGAAGCTGGGTATTTGGGATCTTATGTTTTTGGCTTATCATGCTCATAAGCGTGAAGTTGCCGGAAGCAAGCCAATCAAACCAATGGATATTTGGATGGAAACAGTAGCCGATGTAATAGTCGGTGATGCAGACCCAAAAGCCACAAAGCAGGAAGCCTAAACAGATT